AATCAGAAGTTAATGTGTTAAGAGAAAAGAATGAAGAGTACAGAAAAGCATTAAATATTTTCAGAGAAAAACTTAATGAAGTTGCAATCTTCAACTCAAACTTGGCATATGCTACAAGATTGTTCACTGAACATTCGACCACTAAAAAAGAAAAAATTAATATTCTTAGAAGATTCGATAATGTAGATACTTTGAAAGAATCTAAAAGTCTTTACAGGTCGATTAAAGACGAATTGTCTAAAACTGAAAGTACACCAATTAACGAATCAGTAGAAACTAAATTAAACAAAGGTGTTTCTACAGGTTCATCAACTACCCTAATTGAATCAAAAACTTATGAGAATCCTCAATTCTTAAGAATGAAAGATTTGATGAGTAAAATTGGGTAATTAAATAAACAAATAAAACAAACAAAACAAAATACTAAAAATGGGAGCATTATTAGAATCAGGTCTTGTAGGTAACATCGGTCTTAAGCACCTTAAAGTTATCAAAGAAGACACAATCAACAAATGGGACAAATTAGGATTCTTAGAGGGTCTTAAGGGTCACATGAGAGAAAACGTAGCTCAACTTTATGAAAACCAAGCTTCTCACTTAATTAACGAAGCATCATCTACATCTGATACAGGTGCATTTGAAACAGTTGTTTTCCCTATCGTTAGAAGAGTATTCTCTAAATTATTAGCAAACGATATCGTTTCAGTACAAGCTATGCAAATCAGCACTGGGCACCTTACGGTTCACCAAACGCTGCAGTTGACCAAACTCCTAACTCTGGATATGATTACAATAACACTAAGGACCTTTACGATAGATTCTATGAAGGAAACGAACCAGCTTTGGATCCTCCAGGGTTGTTCGACTATTCAAAAGGACAATTCTCAGCTATCACTGCGGCGGTTGGTACTGTAGCATGGGCTGGAAGTAACTTAATTCCTTCTGCGTATACTCTTTCTGACTACAGAAAAGTATTAGTAGTTATGTCAGGTTTCGCATCTGATGGAGCTGGTAAGTTAATCGGTCCTGATGGTCAACCAATGGATAACGAAGCATTCTTATCTGATTTGACAGTTTACGGTGTTGCGGGTAATGCTACAACGTCGGCTAACACTAACAATCCTTACTTATTCAGAGTTGTAACTCAAAGATATGGTAAAGGTATCGTTGAATATGGTAATAACAACCAAACTTTGGTATTCCCTAACAGTAGAACTGATGGTGGTCAATATGACAACGTATGTGATGCTGAAGGTAAAATCTATTTGGAAGTTGACTTACAGGTTCCTGTATGTATCACTTGCGGTGGTTCATTAGATGGATACACTGGTTCAACTTTCGAATCTACTGAAGCTTCTGGAAGTGCATTCTCTGCGACTTATAGAATCTATAAGAACTTGGAATTCGAAGACAGAATTGGTGAAGTTTCCTTCGACCTTATGTCAGTAACAGTTTCTGTAACTGAAAGAAAATTAAGAGCTCAGTGGTCTCCAGAAATGGCTCAGGACGTTGCGGCATTCCACAACATCGACGCTGAAGCTGAATTAACTGCATTGTTATCTGAGCAAGTTGCGGCTGAAATCGATAGAGAAATCTTGAGAGACCTTAGAAAAGGAGCGGCTTGGAACTTAAGATGGGATTACAATGGATGGAAGAGATTAGGATCTAACGCAGTTCCTTATACTCAGAAAGACTGGAACCAAACTCTTATCACAGCAATCAACCAAATTTCAGCACAAATCCACAAGTCAACATTGAGAGGTGGAGCTAACTGGATCGTTGTATCTTCTGAAATCAGTGCTATCTTTGATGACTTGGAATACTTCCACGTATCAAACGCAGCTCCTGAGCAGGATCAGTATAACATGGGTATTGAAAGAGTTGGTACATTAGCAGGTCGTTACCAAGTGTATAGAGATCCTTACTTCCCACCAAACCAAGTATTGATGGGTCACAAAGGAACTTCTCTATTGGACACTGGTTACATCTACGCACCGTATGTACCTCTACAATTAACTCCTACAATGTACAATCCATTCAACTTTACACCAATCAAAGGTATCATGACTAGATACGCTAAGAAAATGGTTAATAACAGATTCTATGGTAGAATCACAGTTGATGGAGTTAGAACATTCGACTTGAGAGAATTGAGATAATCGATATTTCGATATGGTAAAAAGGGTCCTTATGGGACCCTTTTTTTATTCCTTTGTTTCTGTGAAATGACCATTCAAAATACGAAGAGACTTTGATATGATTTCAGTTTCTTGCATTGAAAATATTTTCTGAACATGTGCAAATTCTAATGATTTTATAATCATAAAATACGCCTGTTCTAATGTCATATCATCACACAAGGAATTTATATCGTTCGGAGTGTAGTATGCAACACTATCAAATAAAAATCCTATTGGTTGTTTTTGTTCCATAATTTTGATTAAACTGTATATTTATTATAGTGAAAGATATTATTAGAAAAATAATTAAAGAAGTTAGCGGTGCAGGTTTTACTGGAGCTTATTCTGGCCCACTTGTACTCGGTCCACAAATTTGGAAAGACAACCAAGTCGGTCCTTTCACAGAGCCGGTCTACAAATATACGAATGCCCAACTTGCTTATCAAGAGGCGGATGGTGATTTTACTGAGTCACCCGAGAAAAGGGAAAAAATCGAAAAAAGAACCAAATCTATAAGTAAACAAAATATGGATAAAAAGAAAACATATAGAGGGCAAAATGATGAAGAAGGATCGGCTATCAATCCAACTATGAGTGGTAAACCTCTTAAAGAGGAATTACTTCAAGAAGATTTAGCCGTTTGGTTTGGAACTAAGAAGAAACCTAAAGGATCGAAACAACCAAAAGGGCCATGGGTCAATATTTGTAGGAAAAAAGAAGGTGGAGGACACCCACCTTGTGGAAGACCTGAAGCCGATAGTAAAGGATATCCAAAATGTAGAGCTGCAGGTGTTGCATCAAAAATGACTGACTCACAAAAAAGAGCCGCTTGTCAACAAAAAAGGAAAGCTGAAAAGTCAAATCCAAAAGTTGGGACGGGTAATGCTCCGACTATGACAAGTTACAAAACAAAAAAATCCCGAAATGAATCATTACGGGATTTAGTTAAAAAAATTCTTAAAGAATCACTTAGGTAACTTTTTTCAAAATTAAGTGTAATGAATGACGTATTTGACTCTTCATTTCACTCTCAAACTTTGATCTTGCCTCTTCTACCCTGTGGTCAAAAATTCTGTTCAATCGTTCGCTAGTATCTTGTCTTAGTGAAATATCGTAATTATAAATGTGATTGGTAATATTCATTCTATCATCTTGGAGAATGATAAACATTTGTAATACTTCATTCCTAATGTATCTTTTATGAGATAATGGGGCAATTAGGAAAGTTGACTCAGGATGTTTTATCAGATTTCTACAAATTGCGGATGACAATCTTTCATTGTCATCTAAATTTCCCATTTCTTTTGAAAGTTTTTTTGATACATGAATTGCAAAACGAATCCAAAGTTTCTTGAAGAATTTTTTCATGTGAGTAGACATTGATTATCCCTCAAATATAAAACAATTTCGGGAATAAAAAAATTAACAATAAGATCCTGAACAATGTTTTTTTCCATCTAAACCTGGCATACTTCCTTTACATACTTGAACGGCATATCCGTTAGCATAAGCTGATGGGTAAACTTTGAATTTTGATTTTGCTGCGGCTTTACCTCTAGCACAAAGTTTGGTTCCAGTTTTTTTTCTACCTTCGTTTACCGCTTCATAATCAACATATTGATCCATTTTTGTTTTTTCATTCATAATGAAATCAAAAACTTGATCCATGTTTGTTTTAGCTTCCGTAACGTGATCATCAGCCCAATCATGTCCATTCAATAAAATCTCATCAATTATTTCAGGATCCAAATCTAACAACATTTTACATTGTCTTGCAATTTGTTGCAAGTTACTAAAAAACATATAGTTTACGGATTCATCTTCATTTAAAACTTTCTTTACCAAGTTTGATAAATCTTTCTCAGTCAATTTTATAATCTTACTCATTTTGTATTTACGATAGAAAAGGTTAATTGTCTCTTATAAGTATTCTTTTCCCCTGAAGAATTTACTTGTATATCAACATAATATTGATTTGGGATTTTGTCTCTCATATCAAATATGAAGTAATATTCGTTTGGAGTTCTGTTCACTGGAGTCCAATCTTGGACTATAACTTCGGTTGTTCCTTCAGTAACATAAACTCGGTAGAATGCCGAAACATCCAATAACATTTGTTGACCTGTATATGCTTTCTTGATAGTGACTCCAACTTTTCTGATATCACTATTCAATATTTTTTCGTTCTGTAATATACCGTAGAAATCAAACCCATAGATTTGTGGTTCCTTAGAAACAGGACCAATTTGAATTCCCGATGAATATTGTTGTAGAGTAAATTGATTCGTTACATTTGGTATCGATTGTCCATTTATAGTTAGACCTGACCAAACATCATAGAATTGGCATGGTGTAGGAAAATTTGCAAACCCATTTGGAACGACTACTTCATAAACTCCTTTCGTCTTAAGACATGTGGTCAAAGCCCCCATGCCAGTCACAGCATCACCATTACGATCTTCGATTCTAACAAATGGGTCTGAATCCAAATTAACCAAATCACCATTTTGATAGATATAAAGAAATAATTTGTTCTCTTGATTTTTCAAAAATTGATTCCTGTCATCCTGAATCAAATCATTATAATTTGTTAAAAGATAGGGTTGGTAAAATGTCTGAGTATGTCTTGAGAAAAATGCGACACTATAACTGTCAGTCAACCCTGTTATATTTTCAATTTGTGGAAGATATGAAATACCCCAACC